GACGGCACCTCTGAAATCTCCCTCGCGTTTACCTGATGGCTTTCGTACTTTCAGTTTCCCCGACTTATGAATGGCCCGTTGAATTAAGCGTTCCGACTGATGGCGGCAAGCGTCGAAAGTTTAACTTCAGGGTAGTATTTAACCGGCTTAGCCAAAGCCAAAACGATGATTTAATGCTCGCGCAGCAAGAGCTTAAATCAATGGCACAATCTGGCATTGCTGGCCCAGTATTTGAGACAAAGTTTCGTGAGGTGCGCGGCCATGCTGCGGAAGTTCTTGCAGGATGGGTAGACGTAAAAGCCAAGGATGATGATCCCGAGCCCCTCCCTGTAACGCGTGAAAACATGTCGAAATTCCTGGACTTTCCCGGCATGGCTACTGCATTGGTGCAGGCCTACGCCGAAAGCATTGAGGATGCAAAACGGGGAAACTAACAGGCGCCGTGGATCATTGGTTCCACGGCGATGGTGGCATAAGTCCTGAAGATCAAGCATATAGGCTTAAGCAGGCCGAAGAGCTTGGCATCGATCCGGCTGCTTTGCCGCAATACGAAGACAGGCGATCAGACTTTGATCTGTGGCCCGAGCACTGGCAAGCCGTGGAAATGTTCCTAGCAGTGCAGACGCAATGGCGATCTAGCGGCGCCGGTGTGATTGGCCTAGACTACAAAGTGATCCTAGATCTGTGTGTCGTGTATCAAGTGATTGATGTAAAGCGGTTGATGCAGGACATACAGGTCATGGAAATACACGCGCGTAGCCTGATCAATAAAGGATCGGGCCAATAGCCATGGCTATTTCTTTTGATGCGCTACTGAAGATCAAGGCCGGCGTGCAAGGCGAAGGCGCCGTGCAAAGCTTGGCCGGCAAGTTGAACGGGCTGCAGGGTGCAGCGGCAAGGGCTTCAGCAGGGTTTAAGGGCTTAGCCGGATCGGTTGGTGGGTTGGTACCAGGGATTCAATCGCTGATTCCCCTAGCAACCGGCGCGGGCTTGACAGCCATGGCTGCCAGCGCAATTAACGCGGCAGATGATTTGAATGACATGCGCCAAAAAACAGGCGTAAGCGTTGAAATGCTGAGCCAACTGCAGCAGGCGGCCGAAAAAAGCGGAACCACAATTGAAGGTGTTTCGACCGCATTAGTTAGATACAATCGCGGAATTGTTGATGGTAAGGCCGATGAAGCGTTAAAGTCACTTGGCATCAGCGCTACAGATGCCAGCGGCAGAATGAAAAGCGCTGATCAAGTGTTGCTAGAGCTGGCTGACAAGTTTGCCACTATGCCTGACGGAGCAGAAAAAACAGCGGCTGCAATGAAGTTGTTTGGCCGAGCAGGTGCAGACATGATTCCAATGCTTAATGGCGGCAGCGAATCAATCAAGGGGCTGGCCGTAACAATGACCGGCGAATTTGCCAGCGCCGCCGATGAGTTTAACGATAAAATGGTGGACCTGCGCACCGGGCTGGCCAGGATTGGCGTGGGGCTGGGCACAGCATTAATGCCGTTCCTAATTGCCACCACCGATGCGCTGACTGGCATGGTTTCTGCGTTTAGTGCATTGCCGGGACCGCTGCAAACGACAATCGCGGCAGTGGCCGCCTTAGGCGTGGGATTGGTTGTGCTGGCTCCTGCTATTGCTTCAATTATCTCAATAGCTGGTGCATTGGCTGGCTTGCAAATTGGCGCCACAATTGCCGGGTGGGCTGGTGCGGTAGTTCCGGCGATCGGAGCAATCAGCGCAGCCTTTACCGGCTTGCTGGCATTCCTGACCGGCACCATAGGGCCAGGCTTGCTGGCGTTCTTCTCTGGCCCTGCAGGCTGGACGGTGCTGGCCGTGGCTGCCGTGGTGGCGATGGCCGTGGCCTTCCGTGAGCCGATCATGGATTTTCTTAAGTGGGCAGGAAGTGCATTTGCTTCTGTAGCTCAATCCTTTATTGATGCAGTAGCTGTGCCGATCAGCAACACATGGAAAGCGGTAATGGAATTTTTGCCTAAGGCGATGAGCGCCGCACGCGACAAGGTAGTAAGCGCATGGACAAGCATTGTGGAAACAATCCGCAATGTATTTAGAAGCGTGATGCAATTTATTGCTAACGGAATCAATTCTTTAATTGACAGAGTTAATTATCTTATTCGCGGTTACAACAACATCCCGGTTGCTTTTGATATTCCAACGCTGGGCTATGTATCGGTCCCCAAGTTCGCCCAAGGCGGCTACGTGACCCGCCGCACGCTGGCCGAGATCGGCGAAGGTGGCGAGCCTGAGTACGTGGTGCCGCAATCCAAGGCGATGCGGTTTGCCAACAACATTGCCAGAGGCCGGAGCGGCATGGCTGCCTTGTCGGCGCCACCCGGCCGGGCGATGGCGGGCTCCGCTGCTGGGCCCTCCTTCACCCCCTTAGGCCCTTCAGGCCCCATCGCCATAAACATCCAAACCGGCCCGGTGGTTGAGATGAACGGCCAGAAGTACGTCAGCTATGACGACCTGGAGCGCGCCATGCGCGTCACCGCCGATGGGGTGATCGGCCGTCTGCGCACGCCATACGCCAGGCAGGCGCTAGGTCGATGAGTAGAGCACAGAGCCAGTATCTGCGGATCTTCGATGCGACCGGCACCACCCGGCATCGCTGGCAGAGCTACTACGCCTATCGGCCGGTGCAATGGGCGGGTGAGACCTGGGATTACCAGGCCTTCGTGGCGGATGGATTCACCGCTGGCGTGAGCGGCGATGAAACCAACGTAAGCGTCAGTGCACCAGCGACACCGATGGTGTCGGAATCATTCGAGCGGGCGATCCTCAATGGTGAATTCGTGGAGATGCTGCTCTATGAATTCAACGCCGGATCGGGCAACCTCAACCCCCAAAGCGGCCAGACGCTGATCGGCAGCTACACCGGCCAAGCCGTAGGAGGCACTGCAACTGCCACCACCATCACCATGCAGCTGGGAACAGCGCTGTCGCCGGTGGGTGCACAGTTCCCGCCGCGGAAGCTGACCACGGCGATCATGGGCCAGGGGTGCGTCCTATGACGTGGATTGCAGCTTCTGACCCGCTGGCGCTGCTGGCCCTCCAGAGCACGATCGGCACGCCTGCCAGCGAAGGCGCAGCAGTAGGGACCAGCGTGCTCGATACCGCGCAAGTGGCCGCCAAGCTGGGTGAGCCGGTGCCGGTGGTGTTCGCCAGGCGCCGCAATGGACAGGGCGGGGTGTTGATCAGCCCGCGGGCGACGGAGGCAACATTCGCCAACGATCAGACAACAAATGCCGTGACGGCGTTCTACCACCTGGTGCTGAGTGAAGGGCAGATCGGCCTGATTGAACGGCGAGACATCTACCAAGGCCAGTGCCGGGTTGGCGTCTATACGCAGACCTACAACCGCCGCGCCGGCACCTGGGACCCCGGCAACTTCGTCGCGCCGGTCAGCGGGTTTGATGTGCCTGAATGCCCGCAGTATTGCGGCACCGTCGGCACTTATCCCGACATCTCGACCCTGAGCTATGGCATCACGGTGCCGGATGGCAGCGACTACTGGCGCCAGCAGGTGCATGCGTTCATCCGCAATGGGATGTCCGTGCAACGGCTGTTCGATAACGTTTTCGGCCCGTCTGACAACATCTGCGACCTGCTGCGCTGGGCGTTGCAACGTACCGGGAAGGTGCCGGAATCATTGATTGACCTGCCTGCGTTCACCGCTGCGTCGGTGTTCATCGAGCGGTATGGCTTCACGTGCAATGGAGAATTCCGCGACTCCACCAACGTCCCGGATTTGATCGCGCAATTTGCGCGGTTCTTCCTGCTGCGCGAGACCAACACCAACGGCAAGAAGGGTCTGCGCGCGGCGCTACCTGTCACTGCCAATGGTGAGCTGATCACTGACCCGATCGTGCCGGCCTACACGTTCACCGACGACGTGATTATGCCGAACACCTTCGAGGCGAACTGGACGCCTCTGGCGGATCGGCTGCCATTCGTGGTGCAGATCATGTGGCGCCAGCATCCTGACGGGCATGACGTGGACACGGTGCGGACTGCTGAGGTGCGTTATGTGGGCCAGGCGCCGGATGGCCCGTACGAATCCCACGACCTGTCCCTGGTCTGCACCAGTGAGCTCCATGCGGTGCGAGCTGGCGCCTACGTGCTGAGCCGCCGCTCACGATCGAACCACAGTGCCAGGCTGGTGGCTAGGCCGCAGGCGCACAACAAGTTGATCAGCCAGGGTGATGTGGTGCGGGTGCGGGTGCGCAGGGAGGCGCAGAACACCAGCGCCACGTATCACGATTGGCTGTATCAGGTGGAGCGGATCAGCAAGACCCTGGCGGGTGATGTGAGCTATGAGCTCTCGCACTTCCCGGTCGATGCCGAAGGCCGCAGCCTGATCACACAGGACGTGCTAGCAGCGCAACCCACGGGGATCGTGTTGCCTAACAACCGCACCGGTCCTGGCTGCGATCTGTTCGGCCCTGATGATCGAACCCTGCCGGCAGATACGGGCCGGACTGGTACTGGGTTCTCCAGCGTGGGCGTCCCTAATGGTGGCGGCGGTGGCAGCCCCCCTGGCGGCGATCCGTCTGCACCCGAGGACACCCTTGACGATCCACCGGCAACGCTGGAGCGCTTCCCGGATGTCT